TGCGTCAAGACCCAATGCAGGAACTTCTCGTAATAGAAAAACTTCTTTCCTTAGGCCTAATTACTTTAGAACAGGCAATGGAAATGACAGACCAAACACCTAATGGAAACGGCGGTATGTAATGTCTGAAATGATGACATTTACCCTAGAGGCAGCAGAACTTACTGCTTCAGTTGAGGAAAGAACAATAAGCGGCAAGATTGTTCCAATGGGAACAGGTGAAGTAGGAAATACTTCAGCAGGCGCAGTTATTTTTGAACGCGATTCAATAGAGATACCAGAACCTAAGTCCATCCGCCTTTTGGCGCAACATGACATTAAGCAACCTCTGGGTCGCGCTCAATCTTTTGAAAAACGTGAAGATGGTGTGTACGCAGTATTTTCTTTAAGTCGTTCAAGCAAAGCAACAGACTATTTGCTAATGGCGCAAGAAGGTTTAGTTACAGGACTTAGTGTTGGAGTAGAAGTTAAATCTTCAAAGCCTTCACGCGATGGTGTTATTCGTGTTACTTCAAGCGTTCTACGCGAAGTATCAGCAGTAACAGAACCAGCATTTAAGTCAGCACAAATCACAAAGATTTCAGCGGAAGAATCTGCATTAGCAGAAGAAATCGTTGAAGAAAACCAACCAACAGAAAGCGAGGCCGTCGTGGAGATTACTCCAGCAGAGGCAACAACTCCTGAGGTCGAAACCCCTGCGGTAGAGGCCTCACGTCCAACAGTTAGCGTTACAAACGTACGCGAACGTGTTGCACCAATCACTTCAGCACAATACCTAGAAGCAAACATCAAGGCAGCACTTGGTGATGACGATGCACGTCGTACAATTAAAGCAGCAGATGACAGCACTTCAACCAACACTGGTTTGACGCTCCCTGGACATCTACAAACTTTCCTTACTGATACATTTACTGGCCGTCCAGCATTTGAAGCAGTAACTCGTTCAGCACTCGTTGAATCAGGAATGTCATTCACAGTTCCACGTCTTTACACAAATGCTTCAACAGCAAACGTTGCACCAACAGTTGCAGATACAAACGAAGGTTCAGCACCATCAGAAACTGGGATGACTTCAAGTTATGACACAGTAAATGTTGAAAAGTTCAGTGGATTGCAAAGAGTATCTTTTGAGTTGGTGGACAGGTCATCTCCTGCGTTCATGGAACTCATGATGGCTGAACTTCGCAAGGCGTATGAGAAGGCAACAGATGCAGCACTTATTGCAGCATTTACTGCTTCTGGTACACAAGCAACATCTGTTGCAACAACAGCAGCAGGACTTCAGTCCTTCATCTCAGTAGAAGGTGCAGCAGCATATAAGGGAACTGGTGGCGATTTCGCTAACAAACTCGTTGCAAGCACAGACCAATGGGCAGCAATCGCAGGATACGCTGACACAACAGGTCGCGCATTGTACTCAGCACAGGGTGCAACATACAACGCTTCAGGTAACGCAGTAGCAACTTCTGTTGTTGGTGGAGTACTTGGTACAGACCTTATTGTTGACCACAACATCACAACTTCAGGTATCGTTGATGATTCAGCGTTCCTAGTTGCACCACGTTCAGTTTATGCTTGGGAATCACCAACAACACAACTTCGTGTTAACGTGTTAACTTCAGGCGAAATTGAAATCAACCTTTACGGATACCTAGCACTTTATGTTGCTAAGTCAGGTAAGGGTGTTCGTCGCTTCAACATGACTGCTTAATAGCAGCAACCTAAGTCGCTGAAGGCGAGGCGCAGCCCTTGCCTCGCCTTCAGTCTTTAGAAAGGATTAAGAATGTCACTTTGCACAGTAGCAGAACTTCGTTCCGCACTTGGCGTTGGAACTTTATACAACGACGCTACGCTTCAACAGACATGCGATGCTGCTGACGTTGTAATCCTTCCTATGTTATGGAACAACTACACATTTAACATTGCACATAGCAACACAGCAACAACAGGCACACTTTACTTTGACACTTTAGTTGAAAAAGTCTTTTATGTAGGTCAGACAGTTGTTATATCAGGCAACGGCTCAAAGCACAATGGCAACAAAACAATCACAGGTGTTGGTGAATACAGCATTACTTACAACATTACAGGCAACAACAACACACCAGTTGTTTATCATCCAGTCGAGCCATTAGGCCAGGTTGCAGCAGAAACTTATGTTGATTGGTCGCTAGATGCAGCCGTGCAAGAAGCGGCACTTTTAATTTCAGTGGACATCTGGCAATCACGTCAGACAACGAGTTCAGGCGGCGTATCCCCAGACTTTGCTCCAAGCCCATATAAAATGGGAAATACACTTTTGGCACGTGTCAGAGGCTTATTAGCCCACGCCCTATCACCATCTTCAATGATTGGATAGGCGATGCCAACAGCATTAACAACCTTAAGAACAACTATTGCCACAGCCTTAGTTGATAATTCCTTATGGCAAGTTTTTGCGTTTCCACCTGCAACGGTTTTAGCCAATAGCGTTATCGTCGCACCAGATGACCCTTATCTAACGCCTAACAATAACCAGCACAATACAATTGCACCAACTGCCAACTTTAAATTGGTAATCACTGTTCCTTTGTTTGATAACGAAGGAAACCTCAATGGAATTGAAACAGCCTTAGTTGGCGTGTTCAATAAACTCGCAGCGTCATCCTTGACGTATAATGTGGGAGCAATAAGTCAGCCAAGCGTTCTAAACGTGGACTCTGGCTCATTGCTTACTTGCGAGATGTCACTGTCCGTACTAACCACCTGGAGTTAATATGTCCGAATGGGAAAAAGAGAACGAGGCCTTCCTGAAGAAAATCGGGCAGGTAACACCAGCAGCACCAAAATCAACATCTATTAAGAAAGAAGAGGAATAACCTAAATGGCTGTATTTCTAAATAACAAGGTCGGCGTTAAGGTTAATTCCGTTGACCTTTCTGACCACGTAACAAGCGTTTCTTTGAACCGCAACTTTGAGGAAGTAGCCGTCACAGCAATGGGCGATTCTTCTGTGAAGGCGGTCAAAGGGCTAGAGGCTTCTTCCGTAACTATCGACTTTTTGAACGACACAGCAGCAGCAAGCGTTCTTGCAACACTTCAGGCTGCATGGGGAACAACTGTTACTGTTGTTCTTCTCCAAGATAAGAGTTCAGCAGTATCAGCAACAAATCCTTTATACACAATGAGCGTCCTAGTCAACGGAACTCAGGATATTAACGGAGCAGTTGGCGATGTCGGCTCAATGTCAGTAACTTGGAACTGTAACTCAACAGTTGCAGTAGCAACAACAGGCACATTCTAATAACAAACTAAGGGGCAAAAATGGCAAAGTTAAGAGTAACAAGGGTAGATGGTTCAGTTGGAGAATATCCAATTACACCATTAGTGCAATATGGTTTTGAGATATACGCCAAAAAGGGATTCCATAAGGCGATTATTGAAGACCAGAAGCAAAGCGATATCTTCTGGCTTTGTTGGGAATGTATTCGCAGGTCTGGTGAAACCGTACCAATGTTCGGGGAAAAGTTCATTGAAACTTTAGCAAACGTTGAAGTTCTTGATGACGATTCCCCGAACTAGGGCGCGATTCCGTCACCTACCTCATTGCTAAATTAAGCGTGAGGATAGGAGTCGCGCCACAACATTTGTTAGAACTAGATGAAGTAATGCTAAAGAATCTAATTAAGGTTCTTCAGGACGAAGCGAAGGAGATTAGAGATGCCAACAGAAGTCGTGGGCGCTCTCGCACTTCGTAAAGCATTAAGAGATTATGCTCCTGATTTAGCAACAGAACTTCGCAAAGAAGTTGCAGCAGCCTTAAAACCTGTTGTTACTAAAGCACGTGGATACGCACCTAGCGATTCAAGCATTATGAGTGGATGGCAACGTCGTTCATTCTCAGAAGCAAAGTTCCCTATGTATGACGTGAATGTTGTGCGTAAAGGCATTGGATATAAAACAAGTCCTAGCCGCGCTAACAGTCGTGGATTTAGTGCCTTAGCATCGATTGAGAATAAATCTGCACTCGGTGCAATTATTGAAACTGCTGGTCGTAAAAATCCTCAGGGTCAACCTTGGGTTGGAAAACTTTATCTAAATCAAAAGCGTTATTCACATTCCAACAACCCACGTGCAGGCGCACAGTTTATTAAGAATCTTGGCCCAATCTACGGTGAGAAAAAGACATCTGGCATTGGCGATAAGCGTGGTCGTTTGATTTATCGTGCTTGGGATGAAACGAACGGCAAAGTTATTGCTGCGTATTTTAAAGCGGTTGAGAACGTCACTGCAAAGTTTAATAAGCGCACTTCAATTGTAGATGTAAAGAGAGCAGCATAATGGCCGACGTATCCAAAATAGCCGTCCAGATTGCCTCAGAGTTCGTAGGCTCTAAGGCGTTCAAGCAGGCTGAAACTGCTACACAAAAACTAGAACGTCAAGTTAGCAATCTTGGCCGTTCCCTTGGTTTAGCACTTGGCACTGCTGCAATTGTT